CTGACGCATAGCGCTTGATCATTCGGGCACGTTTCTCTGGATCATCCCAAAGTCCCGCATCCTTCATCGCTCGCACTTGCTCCGGTTCAAGAACGAAGGTGTTGCCCCCAGAGGCCCTACCCGTTTCCCTTCCCGTTCCCGTTACCACGCTTCTAGGTCTGCTCCTATTAGATTCACTACGTTGATTGTACTTCTCGGGTAGCCTCTTTTGCAAGCGACTATCCAATTCTTCCCAAAAGTCCGGATCAGAAGGATTCCAACCCTCTTTAATCATCTTTTGATCAATGACCCGAACAATCTGCGAATCCTCGTCATCACCGTTTTGGTCAAACCAAGGATTCTTGTCAATCCAACGATGCGCTAACTTCACAGCATCAGGATTTACCGTCCCCTGACTTTGCTGCTCACCAGCCTCTGCTGCTCGATGCTTGAAGCCGTTCATTGCTTCAATCTTGCGTTTTGAGTCGTACCACATTTGCTGCGCTTGGGTAAACGCAGTCCCGTTGGCCGTGTCCGTAGCCTCGCGCATCTTGGCCGTGGCATAGTTCAGACGAAGTTCCTCGTCCTCAATAGCCTTGTCCAATCTTGCTAGGTCAGCGGAGTAAGACTTGCGCTCCAGCCCAGCAAGACGCTCCATCAAATCCTGATTCTGCTTCTGCAGCAAAGTCAGGCGCGTGTCCTTCTCTTCGTTAGACTTTCGGATGTGGTCTTTCTTGGCCCTGCGACGGTTCCTACGGGCCTCGCGTTGAGCGTCCGTATCATCGGGGTGATCTGCGTCGTCGTCGCCTCCAGCGGCTTCCTGTTGGGGATTTTCAACCCCATCAGGTAACTCCGCGGTTACCGACCCATCAGGCGCCTCAACAATCGCAATCTCTTCTTTGATGTCTTCGGTGCTCATAGGTACGCCCTCATGGTCAAGGGGTCACCCGTCACCTTAGCAATCATCTCGTGATCGTTGAAGACAGCAAACAAAGCCGGATCTTCATCAGGCTCGCTTGGTACAGGAACTTCCCAGCGATCGCCGCCCCACTTGGGAACGCGAATGAAGTCACCGGGCTCACACCATGAGCCTTCCGGCCATGACTGCATCGTATCGCGGTGCTTGAACGCCAGAGGCCCAACATTGATGACCTTGGCCACCATGTTCTGCCACTTCTCAGTCTCTTTGGTTTCTTCAACCAAAATAATGCCGGAGCCAGAAGTCTTCTTCTTCGTCCGGCGCAACTGAACAAGGATCCTACCGCCCAGTGGTTTAGCACCGGGATCTACGCTTGGAAACGCCCAAGCTAACTCAGCGCTTTCTTTCAGCGCCTCTTGGTTAGTCATCGTTTTCTTCCATTAAGGAGTTGAGGATATCTAGGGCCTCTTGAAGCCCCGCGTGATGGCCAACCATCCTGATGTAAGCCTCCCAATTCACCGCATTTCCAGCGGCTAGGGACGCAGCAATTTCAAACTGCTTAGACTTAATTCCGCCAATCAGGTCGCCTAACGTCTTCACTTTTTCTTCGCTGGCAATGCACTTCCTGTTTGTTTTGCCGGTGCCCCGTTAATCGGCGCTCCTTGAGCCATGCGTTTGTGTTGCGGAACCATAGGCCCCTTCTGCTCTGCGTCACTCATACCCATACTGATCTCCTTGTTGAACCAAACCACCCTTTGAAAACTCTAAAACCGTCTTCTGCTGATCGTGACTTAGACGCGCAGCATCCCTAGTCAACCTTGCAGTTTCAATACGCTCTTTGGTTTCATTATCACCCGTCGCAATCGCAAGCCGCAATTGTAGATCTTCTGTTGCAATCTGGTGATCCATCTGCATCCGCGCCATTTTTTCTTGCGCATCCACCTGAGCCTTTTGCTGTTGAATCTGGATTTCAGCCTGATCACGTTGTGCTCGGCGCTGAGTCTCAGCCATAGAAGTCTGCATGAGAACTTGATCAGAGCCATCCATCTGAGGCTTAGGCTTGAACTGATCCATCGTCTTCATCATCTGATCAATGACCGGCAAAATTCCACCAAGGGTTTCTTGCGTGTCCATCGTGATGTGCTTAGACGCAGCCGCAAACAACTTGTCAATCATCTTCGGATCTTTGGCAATCTCGTAGTTTTCTACTTTAGAGCCAAGAGCCTGCGTGGCGTACCCATTCATCCGGTTCAAATACCAAAGCACAAGATGCTGCTTGACGTGCTCCATGACCTTGGGTAAGTACCCACCAGCAATCATCGGGTTACTACCCAGCGCCGGATCCTTGGCGTAGTCCAAATGCACCTGAATGTGCGCTAAATGGTCCTGCTCAGGGTACGCAAACGCCGCCTGACCGATAGACATAGACACGTTCTCGTTAACCGCGTCAGCCTTCTCCTGAGCAGGCTCATCAACCATCAACTCGTTGATTCCCGGCACCTTGATCTGCTTCAAGAACCGCGAAATCACCGCTTTCCGGTTGAACAAGTCAGGATTCTTGTCCATGATGGCCATAACCGCTTGGGTTTGAGCCATTCTCTGCGTTTCAGAGAAGATATGCGGGTCAGAAACCGGAACAACGTCCGTCATCCGAGCAAAATCCTCCCGCCGGATCTCTAAATCCTCAACAACCTCGCCTTTCCTCATGTCATCAAGGTACCAGCGGTTGATTCGGCTCAGAATCTTGAGAACTTTGCCCTGCGACTCATGCAAACGGGCGTGAATGGACGAAAAAACGGCCGCGCCCTGCTCAATCAGCGCCTGCGTGGTCCCAACAGGCGTGTTAGAGTTCACGTCCGCAATCTTTTCTTCAGCAGTCGTGATCACGCCCTTGGCTTGCAGCGTCAACCACTGCAAAAGCTCAAACAAAACCGGACTCGGCGGGTTAAATGGCATCGGCATCGCTAGTTTGCGAATGTCATCCACCCCCGGCGCAGCCTCAATCTCGTTAACCTGCGTCACTTCCACCTGCTGCGACTGACCAGAGACCTTCGCCCCCTTCAGTTTGAGCATTGTGGCTGCGTTACTGATGTGCGCAGTGTCTAATAGAGCCCTAAGAGAACCAGTGAGAGCAGCAGAAAGACCACCGATAAGATGAGGAAGGCCGACAGCGTAAGCACCGCGCCAAGGTATAAACTTAAATTCCGCAATCCAGTCGAGCTTGGCCATTGTTTCATCGCCTTCCTCCCAGTTGCGGTAAAGACCGATCACTTCCGTGTTCTGATCGTCAATCATTAGGATGTACGGAGCACTCTCACCCTTCGTGTACGGGTCGTCATCCAGTTCCAACCAAGTGTAGACGTGGTAAACCCGGCGGATTCCGTCCTCGTTGTCACCGGCTTTCTTGCCTTCGATCTTGTCAGTAGCCTTCTGAGGTCCAGTTTGCTCAGGCTCAATGCTGGTTTTGACAAAATCTACGTCACGGTACAGCCCCGATCGCACCCGGTTCTTGAATTCGTAGTCCGAAATGTCGTGAACTTCCGTAACTCGTTGAGCAGTATAGAAATTTCCTGCCGCAAACGGGATTAGGACGTTGTCAATTGGCAAGAATTCAGCACACGGGCGCTTTTTCTTTTCGTCGTACCAGAGTTTGATGTACTGGCTGCCGCCCAACGGCAACTGCGTGAGCATCTGCTCCTCTTCGTCGCGGAACTCTTCAATCTGTTCCGTCAACTGCCAGTTCATGAACTCGACTTTGCGCTCTGCCTGCTTGACCTTGTCGTCGTCAACGTCACCAAGAATCTTGGTCTTGGTCGGGCCGTCAGGCGGGAACATCTCCTTGATGGACCGCGCAGCAAAATCAACGCAAGCCTCGGCCATCGCCGGGTGGACTACCTTGCTTGCGCCGTTAAAGTTGGCCCCACCGGGCGCGTCGTTGCCTAAGCCAGTACGCCGGATCCCGTCCTCGTACTGCTTATCGCGCTCCTTCCGTGCTTCTTTGTCTTTCTCTGCGTACTCAATGTATCGCAGGGCAATACCGTCAAGTTCAATGAAGTCAAAGTCCGCGCTATCCGCAAGGTTCTGGTAGAAGTCCTCGTTGTCTAGCGGTCCCTCAATCTCCATGTGAACGATCGCAGACCCGTCAGGCAGTTCCTCAATGTTGGAACCATCAAGGTTCAGTTCCGGTTGGGGCTCCTCAGCGCCAGCGTCGTTAGGTTCACCGCCAATAAATCGGTTGTACTCTGGATCGATCGGGAATTCAGTAGCCATTAATAGTCGGCCTTATCTAGGTTTGACAAAAAATCATCAACTGAGACTTCACCGCCTTCTTTCTTTCCAAGACGCGCATTGCCGTTTATAAACATAATTAAAGCGTCTTCTGGTGATACGTCCATCCGCCTTGCTGCTTCAACCACTTGATCCGCAAACAATTCTAACTTGGGAGATCCAATCGGAGTTGTTACTCCAGTTTGTGGACTAAACGCACCCCACGCCCGTGCTTGCGCTGGAACTGACTCAAGTCCAACCTCCCCGGCGACTTGATTGCGCCACCAAGGACCAAGATCGCCCATCTCTGGGGTTGAGACGCTTTTTACCCAATTTGGTTTTGAGCCGCCTCGAACATCCGACAGCCCAACCGCCCGACTCCAATGCGCGTCACCAACCGGCGTAGCCGTCTGGAATCCAATTTCCGGAACTCCAGATGCTTGAATGTACATTGGTACTTTCGGGCTGCTCATGTCAATCTCGCCCTTCTCAAGGAAGCGCTGCATTGGATCCGATTGAGCGGTTTTGTGATACATATGCCCCGGAACAGACATAAGATCACTCGGGAAGTCCTCTCCCCGCAAGTGCTTTGGTACGCCAGCGTACTGCTCAAACTCAGGGAACCGACCCTGCTTGTGCAAAAAGTAAGCAGCCGTCCCCCTTGGAATCTCGGTGGTTACCTCTGATCCGGGGCTGGCCATGCCCATAAGATGATTCATAACATTGTATTCGGCCTTAGCTCGCTCCGGTCCTAGCTCACGCACCATCCGCTGGAACAAGGGATCCATCACATACCAAGGATCCATACCCTGCACTAGCGCAGGATGCTTCTCCGCCTCACCGAGAACATCAATCATCCGCTGAGTATTCTGCGGCGTCATGATCTGAGACCCAACCTTCGACCCCTTGGGCTTTGCCGCTAACCCCGGCAGAGTCCCCGGCAGGTTTCCTTGCCGTCCCTTGCCCATCTCGTACAGGTCGCTGCGGGTAACGCCAAACAGCCGCTGCAAGTTTGGAGACTCTGGTGCAACCCTAGCGGCCGCCTCAGCAGCGATCACGTCAGGGCGCTTGTAGATGCCCGGAAACTGCATACGTTCCGGATTGGCAACTGTCTGAACAACCGGCGCAGATGCCAACTGCTCTGCGTCTTTGACAGCCTTGGCTGCAGCTTTTGCAACTTCTTTGGAGGGTTGAACTGTTTTCGCCGCCTTGGCAGGTTTATCCCCTTCCTTTAGCGCGTTCAAGAACGTGTCAACTAACTCAATACCCTTCTTGACTGTACCGCCGGCACCCATCATTACTGCGCCGCCAGAGGCTTTGTTGATGTCCGGCTCGCTTATATCGTAAGTCCCACGATTGCCAAACGCCGATTTAATACGGCTTGGATCGTAAACGCCAAGATTTTTGCTTCCACGCTCGCGGGTATAAAACGAATCAAACCCTAAATCTTTTAATACTTCCTGAAATTCAGCGTTTTCAATTTTGGGCCAATTATTTTCGTCTTCTTGTAATGCGTCAACTTTTTTATTAAATCTGTGTTGCGTCATTGATCGTTCTGACGGAAGGAGCGATGGATCATACAACTCAGACTCTGGGTTGTGATACATATCCAAATACGTTTCTTTGACTTGTCTCAAGTGTTCTGGATTGTCAAAATCAAATGGTTTTTCAACTTGAACATAAACCGGATATGTAGTTGGCGCTTGGTTTGTATCGGTATAGCCTTCTTTTGAAAAGTGAGTTGTGAACTCGGGTTCTGGCGCAAGAAAAACCGCGTCTCGCTCATCGGCGTAATGCCCAGTCATGCCAGAATCGTCCGTCAAGTCTTTTCTTGTTTTGAACTCTACGATGTTTGGCTCTTTTGAACCGTGATACATCCTGCGCTTCTCTGCGCTTTTTTCAAGAAACTTGACAAGGTTAGCTTCCCGCTCCGCCGCCGGCAAGATGTCCTGTGCGCCTTTAATTACTTGTTCAACAGATGCAGTTGACTCTGGAACAATCCGCATCGGCGCAACACCGGCAGCCTGCGCAACACGGTTAACCGCCTTCCTTGCTGGCTCACTCCTCGCAAGATCAAGCGCCCCTTTTGCCGCCACCTTCAGGACAGGCTTAGCCGCCGCAATCGCCGTAGGAGCGAGCGGATTGTTCTCCCCGAGGAACTGACCTATGTCAGCTACCTGCGAACTCCTACCGGCCCCGGCAGGCACCACAGGAGGCAGCACGGCGTTCATCTCTTCTATCGTTGGGAACGTTGTTGCCTTTCCCTCCCGTTTTGGGAGCAACTGACGTACAGCGTTAGCAATCGCTCCCTTCCCGTACTGGCGATACAAGTTTTCCAAGTCGCCAGTAATGCCGGTAGCCGCTGCTGTAGTCCCGCGACCAACCCCGGCGAGCAAATCCGCTAGTGCGATAGCCGGTTCAGAATAATCAAACGGCTTTGGTTTACTTGCGGTGCTGCGGCCCATAACGGCTCCTTGCGTAGATCCGCCATCATACCCCGTGGGCGCTGTCAAGTCATCTGATCTTTGTAGCAACCGCCGTAGATCCTTGCCATTTTGAAAAAGTAGCTATCCTCAATCAACGCTACCGCCTCTGGCGCAAACGCTAACGTCATGAAGTCCGCAATAACCCGCAAGTTGACCTCGTGCCTCGTCTTGCCCTTCACATCACTCTTGTGCGCACCCCTGTCATCATCCGTCAAGATGTCCGTTAGGATCCAAGCATCCTTGTGCGTCTTAAGCCACCGATCAACTAACCTCTGATCGTCCGAAAGCACAGCCGCATCACCGTGCTCCGTCAACAACATCTCAAACCGCTCAGGATCGTGCTCTCTATCCGTACCCCTCAGATGCACCACCTTCTGGGGCTCGACATCCAACATCTTCTCTAGCTTAAGCGATCGCTTCATCTTCAAGCGCTTCGCTAACGTCCCAAAGTTGTACTCCCGATACCACATACTTGGATGAACCCAAACCGGCACATCTCCGTCAGCTTGCTTAAGATCAAACTCAACTAGATCCTGCACCCGGTACGCCCAGTCACCGTTAGGTTTAGCCAACGCCCCAGTCCAGAACTCCGGATAGCAATCACCCTCCGGCAGGTGATCATCAAACCCGTCAACGCTAAAGTATTTGTAAAACCCTTCTTTCCAATGAACATCGGTCCAATCCACATAAAGCCTGCGGTTGTACTTGACCGCCATATCAACACAATAGGACAGGCTAGTTAACCTGTCCGCAAACCCCTCATATCCCTTGTGGACAACCCACTTCAAAAGAACCGCCACGTCTTCTTCGCGTTCTGGGCGCACATAGGGCACAACCGCCGGCCCATTGGATCCGCCGTTAACAACCGATCTCGCTCTTGCATCCCACCACTAGACAACATCTTGCACATTGTGTCCGTTCCCCACCAGACATGGGCTGCCGTCCCCTTCCGGCTCGGACTCACTAGGTAAACCATACATCACCTCGTATTTCCCGCAAGCCCGGCAACTCCACCGCTCTCGGTTGCCAACCAAAACACCCCTGCTGATCTGACCACCACAAGGACAAGTCCGACCACCACCAAAAACTTGACCACCACTATCTATATCTATCATATATAAATACCATATATATCAATTACTTAGTATTAACATGGGGATGGAGGAGCAAAGCGCAGCCTTACCGTAGCCAGAGGACTAAAGTTCGCCTGCGCCCCGACAACATGGGTCTGTTATCGCGTCACGCTGTCCAGACTTGTTTCAACCACCCGGCTCTAGACTTCGCCCACCGCCCCCGCTCTGGCTCGCTCGTGTAACGGGGTTATTCAATGCCACCACCGACGTACCGCATGGCAAGGGCAAGACGTAGAACGCAAAAAAGCCGTTAAGTCTGACTCCGGTGGAAAGTCCCCCCATTACGGGGTGTCGCCCCTCGCGGGGCCGGAATCAGGCTTAACGGCTCTCTTGTAGGCTTTCCACACCTCACACCGCGGATCTTAGTCCATCTAAGTGCATCTTGTCAACAACCTTGTGTCTTAATTGTGCGCTAGACAACAATACTAGCCTCTGGTATCAAGCGGTCTGCACAACATATGGGCAGGCTATGGTAATCACCGACGATGAGTTCATTCAACTCTGGGAGCGGCTCCGTAGCCCCCAGAAAATCGCCGACGAGGCCGGTATGTCAGTGCGCAGCATCCACAAAAGACGCCGCATTGTTGAGGACAAATACAAGATCCTCCTCAAATCAGAGGCGGCAAAATACCCAGAGCTTGAGCCTAAGCACCACCTCACAAAGATGCGCCATATCGGCGGCATGACCGACGGCATCATCCTCGTATTCTCCGACGCACACTTCTGGCCCGGCATCCGTACAACCGCCTTCAAGGGCCTCCTATGGGCGATAAAATCCCTCAAACCGCATATGGTCATCGCTAACGGTGACATATTTGACGGGGCTTCCATCAGCAGGCACCCGAGGTCGGGCTGGAGCCAGAGGCCAAACGTAAAGCAGGAACTAGAGGCCTGCAAAGAAGCCATGACCGAGATTGAGGAAGCCTGCCACAAGGCTCGCCATCACACGCAACTTGTCTGGCCGCTCGGTAACCATGACTCAAGGTTTGAGTCGCGCCTAAGCTCATTCGTGCCCGAATTCGAGGGGGTTGACGGGCTAACCCTCAAAGACCACTTCCCTAAGTGGAACCCCTGCTGGACCTGCTGGCCTACTCCCAATCTAGTAGTCAAGCACCGCTACAAAAATGGCGTCCACGCTACCCACAACAACGCCGTTGGGAGCGGCAAGTCTATCGTCACAGGGCACTTGCACAGCCTTAAGGTCACCCCGTTTGATGACTATAACGGAACCCGTTGGGGTATAGACACCGGAACATTGGCGGACACTGACGGCCCACAGTTCTCAGATTATATGGAAGACAACCCAGCTAACTGGCGCTCTGGGTTTGCGGTGCTAACGATCCGCGATAGCAATCTGCTGTGGCCAGAGATTGCCCGGAAGCACTCCGAAGGGATGCTGGACTTCCGGGGTAACCTAATTGACGTGAGCGCTATTTAAGCGTCAGTCTGCTCGTCAACCTCTTCCTCTTCACCATCCTCGTCCTCAGCATCCTCGTCCTCAGGATCCTCGGCATCTTCGGACTCGTCAACGCCAAAACGATCAGCCCAAAGCGCGAGAAACGTGTCCTCGTCCTCGTCTCCATTCAGGAGGTAGTCAACCCGCTTAACCATGTCGCCTGCGCACTTCAGCAAAGCAACCGTCAAGTTGAAGTTCTCAATCGTCTGCTCTGAGTACTCCGAGACATTGTGCTCGGCCTCAAACTCAATACGCTCTGCAACAATAGCGATCGACTTGTCGTCGCCATCAAAGAATCCACCCACCATGATCACCTCCCTTGAGTAGGGCACGTCGCCCAGAGGCATTTTACTTACCTACCCTTCAATCCTTGTGACAGACTTATTGCGCGTATGGATTGACCACCCGGCGCGATCGCCCGGTGTCGGCGTAGTCATCCTCGTCCCAGTCATCGTCGGGCGGCGGGTCGATCTCCAACCATCCGCTATCCCGAAGGAACCGCAGGGCTTGCGTACAGGCGTCAACAAAGTCGTCATGGGTTGATTCGGGGAACGAGCAGATCTGGCTCACAAAGCCTTCTGCCCAATCCCTAACATACCCCTTCCTCGTCCCGCTCTCAGGGATCCATACCCGCCCTCTGGCGATGATGTTAGACACAATGTTAAGCCGCTGCATCTTGTCAGCCCTACCGGGGTTATACGCCCGGATCGGTAGGTGCGCCCTCTGCAGGTCCTGTATCAGGCTGATGCCTGCGCTCTTATCCTCGATCAGCAGCAGGTCAACTCGCTTCTTCTCTTTCCCTTCCCCGTAGACCGCGCCGTACTCGTCGATCACCCTTGGTCGCAGGTCCGGGTACTGCAGCCGCTCCTGCCAGCAGTCGATCACCATCACGGCCATCGGACCATCTAACGGCTTGAATACTCCGAACGTGATACACGCTGTCGGATCGTTCTGCACCTTTTCGCTTGTCGCCACGTCATAGGACTGGATGATGTACTCGAACTTCGGGAACGGCTTGCCGTCTGGCCAGAGCTTGAACATATCCCGCTTGACGATCCCACTCTCTTCAGGATCAATGATCTCAGCGTAGATCTCCTGCCGGCCTAGCGTCGTCCCTTCGTACTGCAGAATCTGCTTGCGGAAGTTCGCGGATAGGTTGTCTAGGTTGGTATACGTCGATGCCGTAGTCACCGCCACGTCGTCGCCGTCCCGGCCGATCAAGTCAATGATCAAGTCCTTGGGCCTCGGCGTAGTAGTGCAGATGATTCGCGTCTGCTTACCCAGTCGCACGCCAAACTGGATCTGATCCCAAGCCTCTTGCAGGTATTCCCACGCAGCCAACTCGTCGCAGTTGTGAACCACGATCCCGTTAGCAATAAACTCGTGCTCACCCTCAATTGTCAAGTTGTACGTTATTGCGTTCGGAGAGCGTTCTACGCGGCGTACCGCCGTTGGCTTCAGTTCGATACGTCCTGACTTTCGATCGGTTATTGCAGAGCTTGCTGCAGTACCTCTGGAAGCGTTTGACCGCCAGATACTCTGAGTCACAGACAGCGCACTTACGCTGCTCTGGCACGAACCGGTTTCCTCGCCAACGCTCAAGGCATGGCCGTGAACAGAACTTCCCAGCGCTACTTGTTGACCGGGAAACAAAGCCAGCGTTGCATTGCAAGCACGTTGCAGGCTTTGGCGTGCGGAGCGCAGCAAGCGTAGCGGCAGCCGCCCTGCGCTGGTTGTCGCAGCCATCTTTGCCAGTAGCGTGAAGGCGGATGTGAGCGCTCCGAGGCATTGCCTCAAGGTTGGCGGGGTCGTTGTTGCTCTTGTCCTCATCCCGATGGTGAACCACCCACCCGGCGGGAATTGGTCCGTAGTGCCGCTCGTAGATGACTCGATGCGCGTACCGTCTGCCGATGTACTTGTAACCCATACCTCATCCCCCGGCCTGATGTCGCCAGCAGGGATCCACTGGCCAACCACCAGAATAGGATGATCAACGGTTAAGGTCAAGCTCGTCGCACCACACTCGATAGTCACCAAGTCGTTAGGGTTCTGCGACCTCCCGGCAGCCAGTACCGACCGAGGTCCGTGCCGGGTCATCACCCGATCGCCTACCGCCATGAGTTCGATTGGCTTCGCGCTACCGTCCGCCATCTCAATCATCGTGCCGGGGATGCAGCACCAAGCCCCGTGGAACTGCGGACCGCGGAAGCGTTCAGGCTCGCTCGCCGGTATGCCCTTGATCAGCGATCCGTTGGTCAACTTGATCTCGTGCAGCGCCTTGTTGTAGTCCGACACTAAAGCCGAAGGTATGACCGACATCAAACCCGAGTCACCCTCAAAGCAAGTCGAGCGCACGTCACTGCTCGTAGGAGCCGCTACAAGCCAGCGGGTGCCGGGCTGTGTCCATGCCCACCACGCTACCTGCTCCGCGGCTGTACGGGTCTTCCCCGCCCCCCTGCCGGCCAGCAGAAGCCAGATGGACCACCAGTCACCGGGAGGCAGGATCTGATGCTTGTGCGCCTTCTGAAGCCACCCCATGCGCCATGCCCAAGCAACCTGCTGCTCCGGCTTGAGGGTTAGGAATTTACGCTTGGTTTCCGGATCCTTGAGGATCTCAACCACGTCTGAGGGCAGCTTACTCGCCACAGTTAATCTCCCACCGGATACGCGCTACCCCGGCTGAACCAATGTCATCACGTCGCCGGGATGGAACGTCCCAGCCATTATTGGGCGGGAGTTCCTTTGCCTTCACCCAACCCGCTCCGCGCAGCGATGCGCCGCTTTCATCGTGCTGGGTATAGGTAATGCACCGGACGTAGCCCATCGCCTTAGCGGCCCTCCAGATGGCGCCGTAAAGCATTGAGTTGGCGTTCCGATCGCCCAACGTACAAGTCCGGTTTACTTCCAACGTCAGGCCGTCATCAAGGTGCCGAGCCACCGGTCGTCCAGCTGTAGCAACGCCAATCAGCGTGCCTTCTCCGTTGACTAACCCGATGCTGAACTTGTGCCCAACCGGGGGCCGATTGTGCCTGTGATGCTCCTTAACAAACTCCTGCGCCAGCTTGAGAGTGGTAGGAACAACCCGAAAACCCCCGTTTTGAGGGCCATCCCCCACTTTCATTGATACCGGCCGGCGAGCGATCGAGACAATTTCCCACTTTGTACCCCATTTCTGGGGTGAAAATGGGAGGTCACTCTTCGATCTGCCTTGTCATCTCGGCGTTCTTGAGTATCGACTCAAACATCTCAGTCGCCTGAATGTTGATCTGCAACGGGTTGTCCTATCCCCGGCCACCTGAACCCTATTGCCGTATCTATTAGGGC